GGGTAAGTGGCCTACACCAGGCCGTTACCACCTAAGGTCACACCAGCGCACCCCCCTTCCGAAGAATATTTATGCGCGCTGGCGGGTCGGGCCCGGACTTTCCAGTCCATAGACGGCCCCGCTCTATTGGGATCCTCACAACCTCGGCGTGCTACACAATCAACGAGCTATGATTGCATGCACCCGGTACTAACCAGTGGGGTTCCTGCCACTGGTAGGCGTCTTGCGTCTCCACTAATCCAGCACCAAAACGTCGTTCCCGACGAATGAGCTTTCGCTGTCGTGTCGCTGGTAGAAACACCGTTCCTCCAGACGAGCTATCCGCGCCAACAGATCAGCATTGGCGGCTTCCAGTTTCTTCTCGCTAACTGACAACACCATAGGCTCCACAGGAGTGACAACAGCGCGTTGGGAAGTGGGACCGGTAGTATTGCCGATTTCGAGCATAAACAGTCCCGGACCTCCCACAAATAGAGAGTTGGTGACTGAAGTTGCTACGAACTCAGCATACTCGATCACAGTTCCCAGCGTTGTGTCAGTGGCCCGCGAAATCACCCCAGAAAGAGTGCCCGCAGAGCCCCCAACTGTGGGTGCAGAGATGTCAGCAGATAGGGATCCACCAGAAACCTTCCAAACGAACAGAAAGGCCTGCCCAGGTATTGCCTGAACACCGAAGCGGCGACCAGTCTCTATAAAGGTCCTAAGCGTGCCTTGCGAGATAGTCGTGAGCGTTGCCGCTCCCGACACCTGCACCGACTGCACAGCACTAGGCCCACCCGCTAAGGACTGTGGAACATGAAGCTCCACCTCGTACTCAGCGTACAGCTCGCCGGCGAACCCGTCAGCGGCGAACTGTGACGCAGCGTAAAATAAATTACCTGCGTCGTAGGTCTTAATGTCTGTGTTAGTCGGCAGCGCGCCTGGCCTAACATAGAGTTCTGGTACCATCTCGGGCAAGATAGTGCAGTGCTCAAGCCACGCATTCGCCCGCGAAGCGTTCTTGTACTGCATTATCTGCGCCTTGGACGCGGGTGTCGGATCACTAGAGTCTAAGTCAACTGCTAGGATGGTCAGCCCCGCTGTGTTCGACGACGTCGCACTCTCAAAGCAGAACTTTAAGCTGCGAAATCGATACTTCTCATAGTTCTTAGCTATAGCTGACAACCACGGGAAGGTGACACTCTGACCCGGATTGACGGGATAGGCCGTAGCTGTGTAAGCCACTGTGCCATCCACGTCAGAAATGAATTCGCGGTGTTTAATCACCGTTACTTCACCCCGGGTTGTAATCATCGCTCTCCGAGTGTTGCCTCGCATGCCATAGCCAGAAGCGACGGGCACCCTCTGAACTAGGGGGGCGCCCGCCTGCGCAGCACGAGCCCGTCGTCGCCGACGGGCACCACGACGTGCCTTAGCCGCCGGTTGAGTGGCGGCAGCCGATGCCACGGTTTGACCCGCAGCCCCAGCCTTAGCTTTACGTTTACCAGCCATCGCAAGTAAATGTGGAAAAGTCACAGGATGAGATCACATCTCTGTGATCAGGCGACATTGTCGCCCGCAAAATGAGAAAGATATTGGGCCCAGTCATCCTGGGTGGTGCCACTGAGCTGCAGTTGTGCAGACTCCATGGCAACCTGCTCCTCTGGCGAGATGCCCCACGCTTTCTCAAAAGACGCTCGACTTTCGGCGGTTATCTCACGCGCGGCGCGCTCGGCCCGATCTGGTGACCAGCGCTCCATTGCGGCTCGCTTGTACGCTTCCAACCCCCTCCAAGTTTTATGGTTTCCACCGGCCTTAATCATGGCTAACGAAAGTGGTTGTATCACTGGAATTCCGATGCCACACGCGAGTTCACACCTGCCAACTGAGGTAACCAGTCTGGGTAGGAAGGAAACTGCGTGTGGTTGTACTGTCCATTCGGATCTCAAAAGAAATCTTTCTGGATTTCGAACCATTCGCCATCCCACTCCATCCCAAACCGGCCTACATTGACAGAACTCGCATTGCTCGAATTCAGTTGCCCACTCTACCTTCGATTCCATTCCAAACTGGAGAAACCACTTAGCAGGGTCTAACTCGGACAGCTTGACTGCATCCTTGCGGTCAACCACTACGACGGAATCATCCCCGTCTATGTAAAAGCAAGCTTTGACGCCTGCTTCAACTGTCCAGTTGTACAACAAGCCATAGTTGATCACACAGTTGCCGAGTGCGGTGTTCATATCACCGGACATCCTGGTCGCCTTGGTCTGGTACTTAGTGCCATTCTTGGTCGCACCGCTGTTTTGCGTCTGCCATGACAGCAACTGCCGCAACTCAGCTCGCGGACACTTCCGCAGGTACAACCGGTGCTCGAACTCTAACAAGGTGGCGTTAACGTGTGCATCCCAGTTAGACTGGTCCAACAACACGAATACAGGCTCAGCAAATTCGCTCGCCTTCTCCCACAGGTCAGCTGCCCGCTGCACACTGTTTCTGCATTTAGCAAACACTGGTGTGCCGCTGGCATCTAGTGCACTTTCGTACACATCCTGCTCCAGTGGGTGAATGTAGCGTCCTAACTCGAGCCCATAGCGCTTTTGTCTAAACTGTATACACCTAGGTGCCTTAGGCTTAAACTCAGCGCCACACTCATACTTGTCAGCTTTCAAGAACATTCTGACCTTCCCATCCCTAGCTTCCAACGGATCTGACTGCAAGCTCTCATATGCTCTTTCGAACTCTTCCCGCTTGCTGCCTCCATAGTACTCGACAACCCTGCGTCTACTCCAAGGCTCAACTGGATTGTCCAGCCCTGGTGGTTCAATCAAGCTGGTCCAATCCCTAGTTGGAACTGGAACATCAGCCTGATGCCTACAACTTAATGCTAAGATTTCGTTGCACACGCAGTCCGAATGTGTGACCACTACGCGTGGCTCGCTAATTGGCATGCCCGCGAGGACACGTCTAGCGTACCGCCTAGTCAGACAAAAGCCCGTCCCCTCCTGGTACCGAGAGCCCTTGGCCGTTATCCCCCGATGAAGGTGGGTCGCCAAACACACTCCCGGCAAGGGCGGGCAGTCCTACGCTGCCAGCTTGGAGTCTCGCCCGAAGAACGGTAGGTGCAGACCTGTATGGCCCACAACCCCCGACTTAACAAAGGCCGCGTTCTTGGCACGTAACTCGTCCTGGTCCTCATTCTTGAGGCACTGACGAATCCCGTCCTCGAGATTGTCGATGAGCATGGCGGTTTTCACCGCAGCCCCAATTAGCTGGTACCTCCGCTCGTACGACATGTCCGAGCAGTCAAACTTCTCTAGGAAGCGCTTTGCCTTTCCCACCAACACCGTCATCAATACGGCGTTTCTGGGTTTGAGCAAGGCCTCAACCTTCAGGAAGTACACCAGTTCTGCATCAACATTCTCCACGCGTCTCTGTTGCCTCCGCCTATCGGATTTCGCCGCGCGAGCAGCGATGTCCATGGTAGTGGTATGATCCGCTTTCCAAGGCCGAGTTGAATCCTCAAGCACTCCTCCCCAGGCCGCAGTCTTGACCGTGGAGAGACCGTGGTTCTGCGGAGCCGGCCTAGGCTTGGGCCCCGTAGGGCCAGGCTTCGGCTTCTTCTCCTTCCCACCAGTCTCGGAACGCCCACCACTCTGCGGAAGTGACTCCACGGAGATGGCTGGCAAACCACGAGGACGGGCCGGATTTACCCTGGGCCCGCGCGGCTTGGTAGCTGCGGATGAGTCTTGCGACCGTCCGCCTATGCCTGCTGCCGATGCCACTCCTCTTGGGGTGTCTCTCGGCGCGGCTGGCCGTGACCAGGGCTCCCCGGTCCGGTAACTCAGCTGCCTTGCCCGACAATGGCCCTTCCACCGGTCGTGAGACCAGTTCAGAGCCATCGCCTCGTTCCACGTCTTGGGAATCCTCCCACCAGTGTTGACCGCTACGCGGGGTCCAGCTTGCGCCGGCCTCACGCGAGGCTGGATTTGCACCAGCCCCACGTGGGGATCCCGCCGGTACTGAGGGGTTTGACCCCCCCGGTCCCTGCGATTTCGCACCGTGGTCCAACCCGAGCCCCCGCGAGAGGGCTGAGGTGTTCCCACCGGCCTCGATAATGGCGCCTTCCTGGCGCCACCTGTCGAGCCATTCGGCCTGGTCCGCCCTAGATAGGACCGTCCAGGCCGTCGGGAGGGGCCACTCAGTGGCCCCCGCGTACTGTCGCTCGATGATTGCTGGTCTTGCCTTTGCATCCTTGATCGCCAAGTCTTGCAAAAGTGTCCACAACTGATCAGCCAATTCCATCGCCCGCTGAGAAGAGTCACA